CAATATAGTTAATCTCCCAATACTCTTTGATATTTCCGCTTTCACTTGTTGTCTCAAATGTAGTTGAATCGGCACACCTAGACTCGTCAAACACTTCAGCATTGAGAATAACAAACTCACGCCTTACCTCGCCATTAGTCTTCTTCTCTTGAATAATCACACCATTCCCCGCGGCTTCGTCTAGTATCTTAGAGCGCTTTCCTGTGCTTAGGTCTGAGCTTTTATAGGTTTTCATAAATAGCTTTCCGTCACAGCTTCATTAGGACTTGCGCTAGGCAGTGCATTGCATTTTACTTTGTAGCGCTCTATCTCATGCTGCATTAAAGAGTCATTAAGCCATGAGATTGACACCAAGATATGTTTAAGCCTTCCGTCAATCCCAAAGACCGCCTTTGGCTTGAACTGCTTGTATCTAAACCACTCTCCATCAATACCTAGGTGAGCATAGCCAAGCCATACAAAGCCATCTCGATAATATCTTGATGAGTAGACGGGCTGAGGCAGCCAACAAAACTTTTTATTCCTCACTTCTACCTCCTTGATTTTGCTCATACTCTTTTACTTTGTCGGTTACGTCGTATTTCCAAAAGACTTTAAATACTTTAAGCGATACCACATCTTTCACAGACAGAGAGCCGTTAACCATCCCCCAGTGCTCATACATAACCCAGCCATCTTCTACCTTGCAAACTTTGGCTACATTGCCATAGGCAAACTCAAAAGGTGAGTTATTTTGCTTGTAGTAATGACCAGCTAATATTTTGGGTTTCTTCTTAAACCACCCAAACATATCACTCCCCTTTCGTTAATTACTTCACATAAGATAACACCAATGATAGGCTATGTAAAACAAAGGAGGATTGGTCGTTTGTTGCCGATGCTAAAAAACTATTGGACGAAAGGGGCGATTAAACCCCTTCCTGCCCTTCCACCACCGTTACACCGATTTGTGGAGTAACAGCCTTAATATTATTAATCTGTTGTTCTACCGCCTCCCCTGCTGTCTTCTCTGCGTCTGCCAACTTGGTCAAGGTATCAGCCCTTGTATTTTCTATATCTGCAACTGCCTGTACTTCATCAGCATTCTGTTTGCGTGCATTCTGAATAGCTTGAATTTGTAGTTTAGCTCGCTCTGTTTCCTGCTGCTGGGCTTTAAGTTGTAGCTTGGCTGTTTCAAGTTGTGCGGTTAGTTGAAGCTTGGCCGCTTCATTCTGAGCCTTGGCCTCCTCAGCTTGAGCTAGAATCATCTCAATACTTGGCGGTTGATTCTGCCCTTGCTGTGCAAGTATAGCCACTTGTTGCTGCTCTTCTTTTGTCATTTGTTCAGGTGGAATCATGCCAGCCTGTAACATTTGTTTACGCTTACGTTCTGCAATCTGATCAACCATAGGCGCATTAATGGCTTTCATCATTACATCGCCAGCCTGCTGAACAACGCTAGGATCAATAGCAGCATATTTAAGCAGCGCATCTAATCCAGCCTCTAAGCGGTTAGCATAAGCAGGGCCAGCATCGCATACGACTTTGTACTTACCTTTGTTCAGGTTGTTAGCCTTAATCATTTGGCCAGTCTGCTGGTCGTATATCTCTTCATTAAGAACAACCATCTCTTCCGTACCGTCTACACCTGTAATAGTGAACTGACGCTTAGTGTCATAAGTTACAGGAATGGTCTCTACAAGCACCTCACAAGTACGGCGAATGCCATCAATAATAGAATTCACCCATTTACGAGTGGCGGCGGTTCCGCGGTCTATTTGCATTCTCACAGTATCTTCAGACATGCGACCCGCGAAATCACCTTGCATGGCTGAGAACACACCCGCTTGCTCTTTAATATCTACAGCCATTTGATTGCCTAAAGCATTTAGGTGTGGATTGGCTTGAGCTACTTGCTGATAGAATGGAGGTGGTACATTGCCGTTATCATCCGGCGTATAGAATTGGACAGGGTCAGCACTGATATTCATTCTAGCAATCTGATCTTCATTACCCTTAGCTTGAGCTTTGGTCATCCACCACTTTGCCCTAGGCGCTAGCGCTCCCTCTTCAATTTCGCGGGACTTGGCGTAGTTGTGAACGCGCTGAGCATCTAACTCCTTAAGCACGAAACCTGAATAGGTGATCTTTGAATTACTGCCTACATGCTCGTAGTTGCCATATACAGTGATAATAGGATTAGACTTAAATGGTGTTGGCTTGTCGTATTCAATAATCCCATTACCATCGAACAACCCATAAAACCAATTAAAGTCATTTACCTTCTTGGTTCTAACTTCTGTAATACCTTGCTGAGCCAGTTCGTCCTTGATCTTTTCATAGTCATCATTGATCTCATGGACATCACCATTAGACATCTGGGCAACTTCTACCATTTTCTTTTTCTTGTAGTAGCGCTCAGCTATCACAACCACATTAGGCTGATAGTTATCGTAATCCCCGTCCTCATTGTAATCATCAACACTTACCGGCTTACGGTCAGGCCACCGTTCCTTGTATTCAGCAACGCTAATAGAGGTCAAGACATACATAAAATCAGAGTCAGAGCTGTCCGCCTTCTTGCTAGCATTACTACCCCATACACGGTTGATAGCATTAGGAATAGGCACAATGAATAAATCTTGCTCAAATGACCACTCATCAGCGTACTTAGCTCTCACCATCCAAGCATCAAAGCCGCGACGCATGACACGGCGGCAAGCATTTCTAAAAATAGAATCAGCCCTAGATTCATTTTGAATGGTTCGGATCATACCCTCCAGTGTCATAGCTAGGTCTTTATCTGCCCCACTACCCGCTGGTTTAACATTAGCCCCGAAATCCATGTCTTCTATATCAGCCATCATAGACTCAAGTACAGGCGTCACCTTGTCAAAGGTATAGCGTGGACGCTTTTGGCTATCCAAGGTTTGGGCTATCTCTTCCTCCCACTGGCCATCCTTATCTAAAAGAAAGCCGTCACATTCACGCGCGTTTTCACGCTGATCAGCATCAGACTCTTGGTTTTCTTTCAGCTCTTGCATCCAGTTCTGGAATGTTTCGTTTAGCTCTTGCTCTTCGCTCATTGCTTCACCATGCGGACGCAAAGTTAATTTCTCGGAATTGTTCAGAAATTATACCACCCTTATCAAAGGACATCATAACACAGTCCCCCATATTAGGGCTGGGCAACTTTCTTTTAACCCCGTTTACATCTATTCCTGCTGCCATCTCTGCCTTGGTATACAGATCAATCCTACCGGCTGCCGTCTTAGGCTTACGGGGAATCATACATAATTCAGACCTTAATCCGGCCATCTCTTCTATATCGGAGCTGAAGCTTATCAGGTCGTCAGGATCATGATACTTGCCAAGCTCTACAGCCTCCCATGTCTTTCTACACCTTTCAGCTAAATCAACATAGTTCTGTGCGCGCTTATTCCTGAATGTGTCCCTAATAGTCTTAGGGTTAGAGGTTTCTGACTCATCACCCTTATAGATAGCGTTTTGATTGTGCGGGGACTCAGACCCCTTAAACATACAAGTTTGAATCTTACGCCCTTTAAAGTTGGCCGCTGCCTGATCCCTAAGTAGCGCTCCCATGCCGTCACAATCCCATATAAATACATCAGCATTAGCACTATTGGCCATGCCGCACGCTATATCAAAGGCCCTATTACCATTTTCTGCGTCTATCTCACATACCTGAGTAAATACAACACCTTTGCGCTCTGCATAGCCTTTAGCATCTTTACCCACATCAGCGGGGTCGTGGCTTACTACTGTAGCTCCTTGCGGTTCAAAACCCAGTTTAAGGTGTGCATCAATACAAGCATCGAACCAGTCCGCTTCTATCAATGTATTTTCAATGTCATCATTAAAAGCACCATGCCAGATATGATTAAAACGAGCCTTAGACATACGCCCGTCTTCCATCTTCTCCTTATCTTTCAAGTATTCAGCGGATAGAGACTTATCAGCCCAGAACCAAGGATTATCCTCAAAACCCACCTTTATAATTAAGTGGTACTCATCCTCGTAATAGCCGTTCTTATTTATCTGATCTTGATAGGGAATAATGAATTCTTTAGACATTGGATCATTAGCGCTTGCTGGGTTCCAAATAAGCCACATCTCAGCACCATCTACCCCCCTTAATGTCGGCCCCAATACATCCAATGTTTCTTGAGACGTATTCTCTGACTCTTCTAGCAGGATGAACTTATATTCAAATGATGATTTAACATCGCGGATATTCTGCATCCCACCAAATGAAAAAAGCCCCCCGTTTTTATGCCTAATCTCCCACTGAGACGGCACAGGGGTAAAGTTGGGGAAACCTAGGGTATTAATCCTTCCTTTGATACCTGCGTATATGGAGTTTTTTAGAGACTTCATGTGCTCACGTAGCACATAGCACTTAGAGCCTACTGCGTTCACATCTCCGGACATTGCATCCATAGCGGCAATTGATTTGGTTCCGGCCCTTCCACCGAAAGCGCCCTTGTACTTCTTATGCCTGAGTATGAATGGCTCTAACTTCTCAATAATGTAAACCGTTGGTTCTTCATCTGTTGGGCGCATATTACCAATAGCGCCCTTCCACCTACGAATGAAATTAGGCTTACCTTCTTCATTAATCTTATCTACTACACCATAGACGGTTTCTGTAACAATACCCGCTTGAGCGTTAACCAGTGGCTCTACTCGATCAAGCCTTTTAAGTAATGCGCTATTCATTAATAAGACCTAGTTTCTTTTCAATCTCTTCTAGGCGCTTGCGGAATACGTCGTCTGCCTCTATGCCCGATACATCATCATTAGCTCTTAGGAATAAAGCACCTACATCAGCAGGAATGACCCCAGTTGCCATGGCGTTTAATACAGCGTCAGCTTTCTCTAGTCGGGTACCAGTCTCCGGATAAGGAAATTCAATAGGTTCAAGTACAGGCTTTAAACTTGCCCAACCTTTATCACCTAGCCACTTAAGAAGCATGGCCGCGTCTTTGTC